TGGTTTCCGCGGCGAACAACGGCTGAAGGCGTTTGCCGACACGGAACGGCAGATGGGGGATTTCCCACTTTTTGCCGCCGAGCTCAACCGGGAATGTTTCGTTCATGGTTGCTTACCTTTCACCCCTGCCCCTCTTCCCACGGGAGAGGGGTTCTGCTGCCTGATGCCGACCCTCAGGTCTGATCGCCGAGCGTCAGAATGCCGATGTTGCCGGTTCCGTCGTCGAAGGCTTCCATCGAGAAGCTGGAGAGCTGCCAGTCGCCGAGTTTGGCATCCATGCTGAGCTCGTCGCAGGTCATGCGGTTGACGGTCAGGGTGGCGAACAAGCCGGTCGAGGGGTCGAAGCCGCGGAACACTCCGGAGAATGTGGGTGTCGTTCCCATCGCATTGTTGGTGATGGCGATGCTCTCGCCTGCGGTGGTGGTGTAGAGATAGTTGAGCAGGATTTTGGCGCTGGCGTCGCTCGAGCTGAACGTGTAGACGCCCGTGGTGCTTGGATTGGCGGGCGGCTCGTAGGTCGCGGTCAGGGTCGGCGCGGCGGAAACCAGGGCCAGCGGGGCGCCGCCGGGATTGTAGAAGGCGCCCTCGTCGCCGGCGAACGTCGACTGATTGGTCGGCGAGATGGTGAACGGCGACGAACTTGGTACGGTATGGGCCTCGTCGGCGGCGAGCTGGGTTCCCCCGGTGGCGAGGGAATTGCCGTAAAAAATGTCGTTGAAGAGCTTGCCGGAGAAAACACCGACCTCGGCTTTCAAGGTCAGCTTGCCTTCGCCGCGGGCAATAAAGACCGCAAACTGATTCTTGCCTTGCAGCGGCTTGGTGGTGAACTTGGTCTGGATCGAGACGTTCTGGAGGGCGCCGAACTGGCGCGGCGTCTGGGTCGGAATGTCGGTGCGCAGGCCGTAGAGCCGGCCGGCGGAATACGGGACGAGCATGAGACAGACTCCTTCTGAGGGAATGCGGCGCTGTCACAGCGCGGCGGGTTTTTGCCGGGTCGGCGCCCCCGGCTACAAAGAGCCGAATGCCGAATCGAGGGCGAGTTGCGCCTCGTCGAGGTCTTGTTTGGTCGTTCGCGCCGCAAGTTGGCGGCCGAGGAAATGGGAATAGACGCCGGAAAAGGTCTTTGAGCCGGTGTGGTGCAACGCAAGAGAGGGGTCGAGCCAGACCGCGCCGCCGATGTCGCGCCAGCGTTGGCAGAAAACGAAGTCCTCGGAGAAAGCTTCGTGATCGATCATCAGGAAGTCAAACAACCAAAGCAGTTTGCGGCCGTCGCGCTCTTTGACCCACAGGTCGGGGAAGGCGGCGGCCATGCGCTCGACGGCGGCGCGAGTGACGCGCAGAAAGCCGGCGGGAAGGCCGAGACCTGGATTGGTCAAGAGTTTCGTCGCCGGGTCGGCGGTAAGCTCCCCCTGCCAGCGCACTGGATAATCTTCGGGGTCGCTGCGAAAGCGATAGGCGCCGCCGACGAAATCGACGGGATGAGACATCAAGCGGGTGAACCCGCCCGGCGCGGTCGCGATATCGGCGTCCCAGAAGAGGATGTCGGTGGCTTTCGAGGCGAGGAATTTGGTGAGCGCCACGTTGCGGGCGCGATGGATCATCGAATCGCCGGGGCGGACGTGAATATCGCATTGCCAGCCCGCCGCGATCGCTTCGTCGCGGGCGCGCAGCAGGCTGATGAGGGTCGGCGCGGCAATGTCGTTGTAGGCGGGGACGGCAACGAAGACTGATTTGGTTGCCGGCATCGTTGTCCTTGATGTAGCTGCTGGCGCGGCGGCCGGGGTCAACGCCCCCGGCTACAAAACGGCGTCGGTGGGGCGCGCAAGGATTTCCATGCCGGCGCGATAGCGCTCGCTGACGGCGTAGCGGTAGGGAGTAAAGCCGGTCTCGGCGAGCAGCTGGTACAATTCGGCGCGGCCAAAATTGTGGAGGTGCTCGATCTCGGCCCAGTACGGGTTGGTTCCCGCCGCGGTGAGCTGGCGAAAAATCGGCGAGTCGCTGTTGGGCATGGAAACAACCAGCATGCCGCCACAAGCGATGAGTTTTCGCGCCCGCTCCAGAGCCTGGCGGGGGAAAGGCATGTGCTCGAGAGTGTCCATCATGCTGACGACGGCGAAGCGGCGCTCATCGTGGAAGTCGGCGAAATCGCAGGCGTGCGCCTCGACGCCGTTGCGGCCGAGCGCCTCGACGGCGCCCGCGCGCACGTCGACGCCGACCGGGATAAAGCCGAATTCTTCCGCCGTGCGCAGCAGCGCGCCGTCGCCAAAGCCGACGTCCAACCAGTGCGCGCGAGGCGCCTGGAACCAGGCGACGCGCTCGACGATGCGGGCGGCGACGAGGCGCTGGCGCTCATAAGCGTCGGCGCTGAGCTGCTGGAAGGCGTGGGCCCGCGAAAACAGGATTTTTGCGCCAGCGGGGGAAAAATAGCTGTCGGTGAACACGTGGGCGCAATGCTCACACTGCATCCAAATGAGAAGGTTGGGCAAACGGGGGTCGTAGAGCGCGTGGCGAGAGCAATCGGCGGAGCGCAGGACGTCGAAGGCCGGCGTGGCGCAGATAGGGCAGGCCTTGAAGGGTATGCGCATAAGTGTCGGCTCCTGCGTCATTGCGAGCGCAGCGAAGCAATCCAGAGCTACATCACGCGGCCCTGGGTTGCTTCGCTGCGCTCGCAATGACGGCCGCGGCTCACGGCAACCGGATGCAGATCGGGATGATGGCGGCGGCTCGGCCGGTCTTGGCCCCGGTGCGCTTTTCGACCTCGCCGTCGATGTAGACGACGTCGACGAGGCCGCTGAGAGTGTTCAAGTACGTCGGCGAGGCCGGGGTCAAAGCAGCATCGAGGGCGTCGAGCGCATTGTTGATAATGGTAAGCGGGATCGCGTTGGGCTCGGCGCCGACGTTGTTGTAGAAAATCGCGTCGACATGGATCGTGCGCTTGGGCGGAAGCGCGACCGAGGGGCGGTCATATTTCTCGCCGGGCTCGACGAGCAGAAGCGCGGGCGATTGCTGCGGAGTGATCGAGTCCGGCTCGCGATCGCGGCGCGACGTCAGCTTGAACGCGGCGAGCGCAGAGAGCTGAGCAAACAACGCGTTGAGGACGGTTTCGCGGGGAATGGCCATCAGTCGGCAACCTTGTCTTTGACGCTATCGAGCGCGGCGAGGATCTCGGCGCGATGGGCGGTGAAGGCGGGGCCGATCGCCGGGTAGGGGCTCACTTTGGTCGCGTGGCGATGAACGGATTTGACGACCTTGCTGACGCCGCCAACTTCGAACGCCATCACGCCATCGAGACCGGATCTCGGGTACTTTCCCGTTCCCGGCACGATGACCCAGTCGCTGATAGTAAAGCCGAGCTCGAGCAAATGGCCGAGCGGGCTCGGGGTGCGCAGCCAGCCGACAATCGAATAACCCTTGTCGGAGACGCCGGCGCGGATGCTGGCGAGATAGCGGCCGGCCTTTGCCGGATCGCCGATCGAATGGATATGGTCTAGCGCGATTTTCCGCGCGTCGGCCTCCATCGCGGGGGCAATCGGGGTGAGGGCGTCTTTGAGCGCCTGGCGGGCTTTGGGGCCGATGCCGTCGAGGCGGGCGTAGGCGGCTTCCGCGTCGATGGTCTGTTTGAAGGTTGGCATAGGACTTCCCTCGTCCGGCACTTCGCGCCACCGTCTCCCGTTACGCGGGCGAGGGGTCAGGCGACGCCGGTGATGGTCAGGCGGATCACGCCTGCGATCGCCAGGGCGTAAGGGTCGACGCGCGTGACGGTGTATTGCTCAAGAGTTTCCGGCAGGGTGACCAAATCGCCTTTTTGGACAGGCATCGGAAAGCGGGAGCGGAAAAGCTCTTCCGCCATCACGGTCACGGTGCGGTCGTTTTCGGTCACGGCGTCGGCGCCGCTCGAACCGAGACCTTCCTGCGAGGGCGCTGTGGAATCGGGGGCGGCGAGCGCCACCTTGGCTCTCAGGCTGACGGAAAAGGTGGTGAGGTTGGGGGCGTAGCCGATGGCGCGCGCCAGCGTGAGGGGAACGCCGACCTGGTTGATGGCGTGGCGCCAGAAGGCGCGGGCGGAAACATTGATCACCGCGCGACGCCCCATAGCGCCAGCGAGGCGGGCGACGCGTAGGCGCCGACCACCACCACGACGGCGCGAAAACGGTCGCCGAGGGCGCCGCCGCCCTGGATCGTGTTGGGCGTCAGTTCCTGGGAGACCGGTGTGAAAAATCCGACCTGGTTGAGCGCCGAGATGTTGGCGACCGCCGCGCCGTTGGCGGTGGTGAACTGCGGGGCCGCGATGTCGCCGACTGTTGCGCCCTGGTCGAGCGAAGTCTGGAAATAGACGGTGGTCGAGACGCCGCCGGAGCCGGCGTTGAAGGTGGCCTGCAGCGACAGGGCGGCGATGCCAGAAAAGCTGAGCATCCAATCGCCGACAAACACCCCGGCCGCGCCGAGCGGAAAAGCGCCGCCGGCGAAGGTGAACAGAAAGGGGCCCGGGTTATCCATGTTGGATCCTCTAGCGGACGAAGCCGGTCAGGCTCAGCGATGCCGGGGCGGCATAGGCGCCAAAAACCACGACGACGGCGCGAAAACGGTCGCCGAGAACGGCGCCGGCCAGCGCCCCAGGCGTCAACGCCTGGGATGATGGGGTGAACAAAGCAGCGCTGCGGGCCGCCGAGACGTTGGCGCCGGCCGCCGCACTGGCCCTGGTGAATTTCATCGGCGCGACGTCGATCGCGGTCGCGCCTTTATCGAGCGAGGTCTGAAAGTAGATTTTTATGAAATTGCCGCCGACGCCCGATGTGAACGAGGCGCGCAGGGCGAGAATTTCGGCGCCGAGGAAATCGCCGATCCAGTCGCCGATAAAAACGCCGGCGGCGCCGAGCGGAAAAGCGCCGCCGGCGTAGGTGAAGACGAACGGCGCCCAATTGGCGAGCGACCCCCACCATTCCAGCGGAGCGAAAATTCTGGCGGCGACGCCGTGGCCGATTTCGATCGGCGAGCCGATCGTCGCGATCACGCTTGCGGCGGTCCCGGCCCATTCGACAACGATCCGGTCGGTCAAAGCGAAAAGTGCGGACGATGTCGTCGGGACAGCGATTGAGCCGCGGAGAGAGACGCCGAAATCCGCGGGGTCCAGCAGGCTCGACTTCGCGGCGGCCGCAAACGCAATTGGCGCGCCGGCGAGCGACTTGAGCGCGGCTTGAAAATCGATAGGCGCCCGAGCCGTGACGCGGGCGCCCGATGCTGGCTCGAGGATGGCGCTTGCGCGGGCGAAAAAGCTCGCGGCGCTATTTTCCGGCGCCGCGGTCGTCGATCCCGCCGCGCCGGCGAATTCGTGCGGCGCGAGCGTATTTGAAGCGAGCGACGCACTCGGCTCAACCGGCGAAAACAAGACGGGCCTGAGCGAGACGTTGCTTTCTTCAGCAGCGGCCATCGATGCCATGAGCGATGCGCCAGCTTCGATGGCGGCGAGAATCGACGCCGTCACCGAATACCCCTGGGATGATCCACGCAGCATCGACAACATCGTGTCGAATGCTGTTGGCGGGTACCAGAAGTCCCACGGCGCCTGCGCCCAGGTGAGAAGCTGCGCAGGCGACATGAATGTAGCAGAATACATTAAAGCATGAATAAAACTCGCAACTGTATAACCATTGCTGACGTATTGCCCTATCGCATAAACCCCCGCCGTGCTTGGAGGCGCTGTAACGGTAGCCACCCCATTGGTCGTTTGAACGTGTCCAGATAACAAATCTACCACAATAAAGTTGTACGGAGTATTACTCCCGTACCACATGCTGCAAGCGACAAAATAAGGTACGCCTGCTGTGAGAGTTATTCCCGATGTCGTATAATTGTTAGTGTGACCAATTTCCGGCCCAAGCAACACAAGGCACAGGCGCGACCCAACGTTGGATGTACTATATCCATCGTTAGAAAAAATAACGCCGTTCGCGACACTAGCCTGCGGAGTAAGGATCGCCGCAATTGTTATTGCTGATGGCGTCTCGATGTACGGGTTTGCAACTGTATTATACCAGTGAGCGTTCGTGTAGAAATCTACGTATGGCCCGATAGCGCTTATGCCGGTTACGGGGGTCGACCCCCTTGTGGCGGGCTGACCATTAAGCAGATCGATAAACGCCCCGCCGGCCCCAGGAATACCCGAGTAGCGAATGCTCGGCGATGCCGCGATATGCGTCGGGTCGAAACCTGGCGCGCGGTTCCCAGGGAAGGCCAGTGGGGACCGGCGATAGATGCGCGGGACGGCCATTGCCGCGCCTCAGTACTGGATGGCGACAGGAGCGGCCCGCAGATAGTTGGTGGCCGCCGCGGCAAGAGTTTGTCCGGTGTTGTTTTGCACCCCGACCTTGAATGGCAATGCGGGCAACTGCACCATCGCCGATGCCTTAAAAATCCACCCCGCGGTGATTGCCGTCGCTGGTAACAGGATGATGAAATCAGGCTGCCGGCTCGGCGCGGCGCCAGAGCTACCGTCAAACGTAGAGCCGCCGTCTGGCGATTGCAGGAACCAACCAGCAATATTGGCGCCGGCGCTGAGCGCCGAACTGATCGTGCCAAGGGCCAGGAACAGCTCGGCAAAAACGGCCTGATCGGTTCCGGCAGATCCCGACGCGTTGTTGAACACGCCCGATGTTCCGCTTGTGCCACTGACGATATAACCGGCCGTCGCCAGGCCGTAGAGTTCATCGCTCGACCCCGTCCCGTGGAGCAACTGCGTCTGCGCTTGTAACAGGCCGTCATTGCTGGAATAGCCGGAATACCAAAGGAAATTGGTTGGCATCAGTTCAACCCCGCCAGCGACGTGTCATTGGTGTTGAACGGCCCGGGGTATCCGGCATATTGCCACCAAGGCTGTGGCGTCGCAGCCGCAAGCGCGGTCAACGCCGTGATCGTCGGCCCGCTGACGCTGAAATAGGCGAGCAGCATCCCCGGCAAGAGGTGCGTCAGCTGCGCGCTGCCCGACAACAACAAGCCGTCCTGTAGGCAGAGCAGCAAAACATCCTTGCGCTGCGCATCTGTCAGCGCGGCGAGTTCAGCCCAATTTATACAATTGGCGACCTGCACGCCGGTTACGTAGATCGTCGTTGGAACTGAGCCCGTAACGGTCCAGCCATTGACCGCGGCGAGTTTTTGCGCCGTCGTCATGGAGCCGGTTAGGGGGGTCCCGGTAACGCCGGTCGGGGGCTGCGTGGCGCCGTTCCACGCAGCGATCAGAGCGCTGTAGTAGGCCATGCGGGGCTCCTATTCGTCGATCGTCGGCGCAAACCATGCGAGGATCACGAACACGGTCACGCAGACCGCGAAGACTCCGGCGACGATCCAAACAACGGTCACGTGCTCTGCCCCTGCGCCTGCATCTGGAAACTGGTCTTCGCCGCCGCTGTGCCGGCGGCCAACGCCAGCGACAGCCAAATGCCCTGCGCGCCTGCGGCGTTGGGAGCGGCGCCGCTGGGCAGGTTCTGAGCGCCGGGAACGGCGATCGTCTGCGGCGATGCTCCGGTTGAAAACGAGCCGATGCCGCTTCCTGGCGCCGTCTGGCGATTGGCGACGGTCGCCGTGTCGTTGAGCGCCGTCGTCAGCGCAAACTCAAGTGTGCCGGCGCTCGGATCGGCCTGTTTCGAGATATTGACCACGGTCACCGCCGTCGCGGTGTTGTTGTTGACCGCAAAAATCTTCTCGTAATAGGTTTTGGTCGAGCCGCCGGGAACATCGGCCGACGCGTTGTAGAACGGCCGGCGGCATTGCGTGACCTGGTTGGGGCCGGACTCGAACAACATGCCCTCGTTGATATCGTAGGTCGTCGAAGCGCTCGGGACCGTTCCCCACGCCTTGTTGACGTAGGCAAAGTCACCGGAAATTCGGATGATGCGGCGCAGTTGGTACTGGACGCCAGCGGGGGTGTTGTTGGTGATCCGGATAATCTGACCGATGGCGCACGCGGCGCCGTCGCCGGCCTGGAGTTGGATGTACGCCGCCGTAGAGCCTGACGCCGCGCCTCCGCCCTGGGCTGTGTGGCCGCTGACGATGGCGGTGTGGGAGAGGATGGCGATGTCGCCAACCGCCGCCGTACCGGCCGCCAGGCCCTTGAGCAGGCGCTCGAATGACTGCGATCCGGTGACTTTGGTTGTGCCGTTGAGCGTCTTGATCTCATTTTGAACGACGCCGGTGGCGTCGCGGCCGTACACCTGCAGCGTGGCGGCGGTGTCGGAAGCGGACGACGAGACGTAGTCGACGGTTCCGGTCGGAGAAATGTCGGAAAAGAAGATCAGCGTTGCGGTGGCGAGCGCGCCGCCTGTGGTGAGCGCGTCGGCATCGGGCATGTTGGCCGAGCCGTAAAACTCGACGTCGCTCTCGAGGACGCTCATGGGCGGAAATCCTTAGGGTGGAAGGCCCTCATCCGGCGCTTCGCGCCACCTTCCCCCGCACGCGGGGGAAGGGGATTAGGCGACGACGGGGACGCGGTAGCGGTCGATCAGGGCGGTCACTTCCGCCGGCATGTCGTCTTCGCCGCCGGGGCCGGTGCCCATCACGTAAGACGCCTCATAGGCGCCAACGGCGTTCTGGCTGCGGATCAAGGGGTCGCGGTGGCGGGCGAACCAGCGCATGGTGACGAGGCGGATGGCGGCCTCCTCGACGTCGTCGGGGATTTTTCCGACGTAGCCCGCTTGGTAGATGGCGACGACGGGCGACGAGCGCCAATGCGAGGGATGGCCGTTGAGGTTGAGGCGGGTCAACCAGCCGTGTTCGGCGTCGAGCAAAAAGTCGGTTCCCAGAATGAGCGTGGTGACGACGCCGGAAATGGTTTCGACGACGCTGGTGATTTCGATCGTCGGCCAGTTGGTCAGCTCGAGCGGCGCGATTTCGCCGCGCACCACGCGTGGCCAGGAATCGCGGGCGAACCAGAATTGGTCTTGGATCGTTTGCGGCGCGAAAATGCGGTTGCAGTAGCTCTGAATCGCGGTTGAAGCGGCAGAGATCTGGCGCGATAAAAACGTGTCGCTCTTCGTGTTGGTGATGTCGAGCTCGTCGTGGACGGTGGCGAGGTCGGTGAGGTCGGTATCGGCGGCCGGGGCGAGGATGGTCGAGATGAGGGTGGCGGAGCGCATGAAAAACCCCTCATCCGGCGCTTCGCGCCACCTTCCCCCGCAAGGGGGGAAGGGGTTTTAGTTGACGAATTTGGCGATCAGCGAGAGGCTCGCGCCGCCGGTTTGGACGACCGGCGATGCCGACGTTCCCGAGCGCACTTTCAGCGCGTTGACGCCGCGTAGCGTCGTCGGGTCGATCTGGATGTATTGGCCGGCGGCGACGGTGAACGTGGTTTCAACGCCGGCGGAGCTGTAGGCCTCGATCCAGGTCGTTCCGCCGTCAACGCTGAATTGAAACGTTAGGCTCGCGGCAACCCAGGTCGCCGGCATCGCTATTCCCACGAGAGTCTGGGCGCCGAGGTCGACCTCTGACGACAGCGACTGGCCGGCGGCGATCGCCGCCTGGATGATGGATAGGCCGATTTGGGCTGCCATGGTTGGTCTCGCGGTTGAGGCGGCCGCGCTGCATGCGGTCGAGGCGGTTGGTAATCATCCGTAGGCGACCCTCATCCGGCGCTTCGCGCCACCCCAAGGCGGCGACTTTCGCCGCCGGAGTCCCGCTTGCGGGAGAAGGGGATTAGCGGCCGTTGAAGATGTCGACCTTGTCGATGGTGAGCGTGGCGACGCCGACGCCGCTCGGCTTGTAGACGGTATGCCAGGGCTGCAGGATCGCGCTCGCTCCCGTCGCGCCCCAGGTGACCGAGCCGACCGTGTTGACGCGGTTGCCGTCGTAAAAAAACGCGATGTCGGCAGAATTCGACCAATCGATGCGGAAGATATGCTGGGCGGTGTCTGAGGTGATCGCCGAGCCGCCGATCTGGGCGGCGGAAAGCGAAAAGGTGTTGGTTCCGTCAAGCGCCTCGATGAGCAGCTTGGCGTTCGCCGTCCAGCCGAAAAACATGTACTCGGCGAGGTTCAATTGGCCCCCCACCCACGCCGAGCCGAGGCCGAGCCCCGCCTGGACGCCGGCAGCGCTCGGCGCTGTTGAAAGCGCGGCGCGCCATTCGGCCTGACCGATTTTGGTGGTGTCGACGCAAAGGGAGTCGTTGAAATAGAGCGAGGCTTCCTGGGCTTGTGAGGCCG